CTTTTAAAGTCCTTGCCTCCCCTGCTATGAAAATAAGAGGTTATTATGAAAACATATAAAACATATTTAGATAAATTAATAGAAGATAAGGATTTTGAAGAAAAGCTTAAAAAGGAATATCTGAAATTAGAAAATAAAAGTAAAGAAGAATTAACGCCAGAAGAAGAAACTTTTTTAATCAAACAAGCTATTAAGAAAATAACTTCATATCTATAAGGTCAAAGGATGGGATAAATGTTATACAAAGAAGCTGTTGATTTTGTTAAGGAATATGGTTATGCGGAGATTGAACCATTTACCGATGAAAAGGTGAATGAGTTGATCAGGTTGCTGGAACTGGGGGATCTGAATAATAAGAAAGTGTCGGAATTAGAAGGAAAAATAATACAGATGAGCAGACCACCGAGAGGGATAGTTGATTATGATTGCCCTTCCGGGGTTTGTCCACCAAGATAGAAAAGGAATGATGCCATGTGGATATGGAAGGAATTAAACAAGCCAAAATCAGACTGGGGGAGATAGAAGCAAAAAAGGCTGATGCCAATTATGACAAGGAAGCACTTGACAGTGGCGTTGCACCGAATTACCTCAAAGATCCGGTCAACTTTAAGCCGAATGGACAGTTTGCACCGGGTAACAATTTTGGAACAAAGAACAATGACCGCTACTCTGCTAAAAGAAACCTCGCTAAAGCTATCAAAGAAGTAGAACAAGAAGATTGCTGGGATATGATGAAGCATTTTGTCCGGCGGTCCAAGAAGTCGGATCCGGTGCTGATTGCACTGGTTAAAAAGTTTGTCCCTGATGTCAACCTTTCAGAGTTAACCGGAGAATCCGGAGAACCTATCCAGATACAGATTATCCGGAAAGTAGTAACCAAACCAAAGGAAGAAGAAGATGCTCAAAGTAATTGAAGTGCCTTACAATTATAACCATTATGGCTGGCAGGAAGAAGCAGTTGCTAAATTTGAACAGGGATATGAAATCTGGCTCAACTACCACCGGCGTGGCGGTAAGGATCTTTTATGCTTTTGCGAAATGATGATTCCCTATGCGGTGGAACATCCCGGAACCTATCAGTATATCTGGCCTACCTTGAAGCAGGCAAGGGACAGTATCTGGGAAGGTAAAGACGAAGAAGGAAATGATATCCTGACCCATTATATCCCGAAAGATCTGATGGCGAAAAACCCCGATAATCAGGATATGAAACTGACCCTGAGGGCAGGGGAAGGAACCAGCCAACTGCAGTTTTTCGGCACACAGAAAGGGCAGTATGAAAACCTGCGTGGTAAGCCTTCTAACGGGGCAGTCTTTTCCGAGTTTTCCTTTCAGGATCCCAGAGGTTTTGATGTTGTTTCTCCTATGCTGGTAAAGACAAAGGGATATTTAGTCGTCAACTCCACGCCTAACGGACACAACCATTACTACCATATGTTTCAGGCTGCGGAGAAGATGCCGGAGACCTGCTATTCCGTTACCATGCCGATTACCAAGACCTATGATCACAACGGTAATCCATTGATAACCGAAAAAGACCTTGACAGGGAGAGGGCAAGGGGCAAGTCTGAGGATTTTATACAGCAGGAATATTACTGCTCATTCAATCAAGGTATTGAAGGCACCTACTTAGGCAAGCAGTTGCAGGTGGCAAATAATGAAGGCAGAATCTGTGAAGTTCCTTATGAGGAGACTGCACCGGTCTATACTTCGTGGGATTTGGGTGTCGCCGATTTTACAGCGATATGGTTTTACCAGCTGATCGGCAAGGCTGTTCATTTTATTGATTACTACGAGGCAAGCGGTTACAGTTTTGTCCATTATGCCCGCATATTAAGGGAAAAAGGCTATCACTACATTACCCACTATGCACCGCATGATGTTAAAGCCAGAGAAGAAGGGGCTTTGAATGATAAACAGGAAAGGGCAATATCCCGATTGGAGAAGGCTTCGTTCATCGGTCTGGAGTTTGAGCCCTTACCGAGAGACAGTTTTGAAAATAGTGTAGATAATGCCAAGAGCATTATGTCCAGATGTTATTTTGACAAGAAAAAGTGTGAAGTGGGAATCTCCCACTTAGAGCAGTGGGGCAGGCAGTACAATGAACAGCATCAGTTCTATACTGACTTTGAGAGAAAGGATGTTCACACTCATGCCGGTGCTTCTTTCAGGTATGCTGCGACTGCTATTACCGAAATGACCCATGATACATCCGGCAAGTATTCTAAGCTGGACCAGTATTATGATTATATTGCCCGGCAGAGGGCAGATAGATTTACAGGATATAGGGGGTAAAATGTTAACCGCAATAATTTTAATCTGTTTAATCACCTGTTTTTTTCTATTAAATGCAGTGATCTCCATTAAGCGGTGGATTGATGACCTGAATGAAATCATCAACCGGGTCAATAATGCACCGGCTGGCTATCGTTTCTTATGTGATGATAGCGATAAAGGAGAGATTGTCTATCAGAAAGCACCAGGTGTAGAAATACAGGATAAATATATATCAGTTAAAAAAGAGAAGTAGGTGAAAGCGTTTTGGCTTCTAAAAATAAACAGGAAAAACACGCCTTAGACACAATCCACGATGTTGTTTTGGACTGGGTGTTAAAGAAGTACGAAGAAGGAAAGGATTACTGGGATCCCCATATTAATAAGTGGAAGTCCATCAAAAAGAGTTACCGGAATATCTATCAGAGTCAGGGGTCAGAGACTTCCCTTGCTGCAAATATTAATATCCCTATGTTAAAGAAGATTGTCCGGAATAAGGTTTCCCATTACCAGTCGGTACTGCTTTCTAAGGGTGCCGAGTCTTTTGACTTAAAGCCGGGTCCAGATGATGATTATATAGATGTTCAGATTACCAAAGCCAAGATTAAGTATGATCTGGAAAAGGTGGGCGTTGAGGGAAAACTGGAACCATGGTTAAAAAGCTATGAACTTCTGGGCTATGGGGTAGGCTATGTCCCATGGGAAAAGAATGAAAATGGTGAAGGACCGAATATCCATATCGTTGATATCACCAAGTTTGTATCTGATCCGTATTGTAACGATTTAAGTTCATGGAAGATATTTGTCGAGGATTATGTGCCGGTATCTTATCTGAGACAGAAAGAAAAGGATGACATTTATACTGACATTAAAAAACTTGACGGTCTGAAATATCCGGTGCTGGAAACCAATCCGAATATCAATCTGAAGGATAAAGTGCAGATACTGGAATACCATGGGCTGGTGCCGAAATCCTTGCTTACCGGCAAACTCACTGACATGGCGGATATCAATCCCTTTGAGGATGACTATGTCTGGGGAATTATTACTGTTGCCCAGCAGAAGGTGGTTATCAGGGCAAGGGAATATCCCTATGACTGCGGTAATATCTTCTTTGCTGCATGGAAAGATAAGATGATCGGGGAGAATACAGGTATCGGTATCGGTGAAGATACGATTGCCCTGATCCCCATGGTTACGAATTTATATAATAAGCTGACCGATATTGTTAATTTTATTGCCAACAATATGTATGAGATTGTCCTGAAAAACTACGAGGGCGATCCTAAAGCAGTGGTAGTCCGTCCCGGCAAGTTTTTCTTTGTGAAACAGCCTGGAACAGTGCTGCCGATTAACACGACTGCACAGGCTTCCGCACTGAGACCTTTGTTTGAAATTATCTCCATGTTTGAAAAGATTATTGAGGAACTGACCGCTACCCCGCCACAGGTAATGCCTAATGCGGAAAGAAAGGATATCCATGAAACCTTAGGCGGTCTGATGCAGATGACTGAACAGGCGATGAGACCTATCAATGCGGAGATTCAGAATAATCTGGAACCGGCTTACCGCAAGATCATTGAATTATTCTACAAACACAATATCCAGTTCTTCAAAGAGGCTGATGCTGAGGAGATACTGGGGCGTGAGAAGGCAGAAATCTTTGATATGCTGGGCAAGAAGATTACTAAAGAGCATATCAAGTTAGAAGGCAACCCGGATATTATTCCAACTGGCGTTTCCGGGTTTATACAGGATCAGATTGAACAGCAGGCACTGATGACTTTCTTGGAAATTGGAATGAAGGCTGCTGCCCCGAAGATGCAGCCTGACGGTATGACCCCGATGATGAATATGAACGGGGAACCGATGATGGAACCTGTTATGGATATCCGGGAGATCTGCAAGCGAATCGGTGAAAGATTCCATTTTGACGATCTTGACAAGCTGATCCCTTCTCTCAAGGTTGAAAATAAAGTCAGGGCATTAGAAGAAAAACAGAAGATTGCTGGTATGCGTAAAAAGAAGCCCGCTACCCAACCCAATGCTGCCGGAGAAACCCCCATCTCCGGTGGTGCAGGCAGTGATGCAAGTAACACTCAGACCCCCCTCCCATCACTGCCTGAGAGTTAAAGTTTATAAGGAGTGAATATGTCTTTACAGGAAAAGAAAACAGATCTGGAAGTTTCATTACATAAGATGCTCAGCCTGAAGGATATGATGTCCTTGCCGGGATGGGAGTTGATCGGTGAGCATTTTGACAGTCGTAAAGAACTGTGCCAGCAGGTGTTGGATGACCCGGCAGTCAAGGATATAGCGGATATACAGGCTATGAGAGCGTTGAAGTCTTTTATCGAGGACTTCTATGTGATGGTGATTAACACCACCACTATCAAGCTGTCTGACGCTAAAAAGGAATTGGATCTTATTAATCAAAGAATCAATGAAAATATAAAACAATAAAGGAGTTTAAGTCGTATGGCGAAGAAAGAGGTCAACACTCCCGGAGTAGATCCTGAAAAGGAACACTCTACAGATGGGCAGGCCAAAATAGAGACCAACGATCAGGGCATCAAAAGCCCGGAAAAAACAGAAGCAGTTGCAGAACAGAGAGAAGCACTCGCAGAGGAAGCTAATACAGGGGAAACGGCAAAACCCGAAGTCAAAGATGAATTTGCTGAAAGGTATAAAGGCAAAACATTAGAAGAACTGGTTGCTGAACTGAAAAAGAAAGAGGAATACATCTTAGGGCGGAATGACGAGATCGGCAAGCTGAGGAAGGATCTTGATGGAATCGCAGCAGTCCGGGAACAGATAAAGGAGATCGAGGAAGCAGCATTAAAACCGGACTTGCAGGGAACGGGAGATCCTGAACCTGAGCCTCCTGAATGGAACCAGCAAAAATTCATTAGAGACCCGGAATACCTGATGACCTATAACAAGGCTCAGGCTGAATACCAGAAAAAATATGCGGAATGGACCAGAAAGAATACGATGATGATGATGCAGCCCTTGATTAAGTCCACTACCGAAAGGATCCGGGAAGATACCTATAATATGCTTGATGAAAAATATAAGGATTACCCGGTGAAGGTGGATCGCAGCGAGGTGCAGGATTTCCTGAATAAGAATCCCATCTATTTCCGCAAGTATGGGCGTGATGCTTATGAGAAAGCCTATACTGAACATCTGGTCAAGAAGGTGCCGAACCTTACCCTGCAGAAAGAACAGATACGAGAAGAAATAAGAAAAGAAGTGGAAGCTGAATTTAACAACAGGAAACAGGCAGGGAATATCGGAATGGGTGATTTAGCTTCTCCATCCGGCGGGGTTTCTTCGTCAGGTTATGATGAAGCAAGGATGGAACATGACAGTGAATATCGGGATGCTGTTTTAGCCGATATTGAAAAGAAACGAAAGGAGAGGGGTTACTTCTAAAATTTTAAGGAGTTGATCTCTCAATGGCTTTTACTGACTATGGGACAATTATTACTTCCCACACTCTAAATAAAACTTACTACAAAGGACAGTTCCTCAAGGGACACGAACAGTTCCTCGTTTTTGACCAGTTTGCCGAAAGACAGGATAATATGGATATCCCTGTCAATCAGGGCGATACAGTGCAGTTTACCAGAGTTGCACCTTTTGATATGTCAAGAACTGCTCTGACCGAAGGAACAAACCCCAATGCAACCAAGATCTATGCGAACAAGGTGCAGGCAACTGTTGCTGAATATGGTGCTGTTGTTAATCCGTCCAAGAAATACTGGTACACGAATATGGACAGCAAGCTGGCTGAAACTTCCCGGAAACTGGGTGAGTCTGCTGCAAAAACAATAGACTCCCTGATATGGGAAGCGGTTGCCGA